TACGAACACCTCTCCCGCTCGCGGGCGAGGTTCGCGGCAGGGGTCGAGCCCGCCCCCGAGATCCCGCGGCGGCTCGGCGTGGACGTGGCGCGGTTCGGCGACGACTCGACGCGGATCTGGGTCGCGCGGGGACCGAAGGTGTTCCGGCCGACGGGCGGCGTGATTCACAAGGCGGACGGGAAGACCGTCGCCCTCCGAGCGATCGAGATCGCGAAGGAGTGGGGCGCGGTCTCGATCGCGGTCGATACCGGCGGCGTCGGCGCGTCCGTGGTGGACACGCTGAACGACGAGCAGGAGGCGGGGCGGCTCGCGCCCGACGTCGAGATCCTCGTCAACGATTTCGGGGCGAAGGCGACGGACCCCGCGGAGTGGGCGGACCGCCGGACCGAACTCTGGTGGCGCCTCCGCGATTGGCTCCGAGACGAGGCGGCGTTCGATCCCGACGATGGGGTCGAGGAGGAACTCCTCGCGCCGACGTACCGGTTCTCGGGTCGGTCGAAGCGTCTGGAACCGAAGGATCGGATCAAGGCCCGGATCGGCCGGTCGCCCGACGACGCGGACGCGATCGCCCTCGCGGTCGGCGGGCACGTCGGACGGACGTCGAGCGTGCCCCGGCTCTCGGTCTGGTAGGTCGTCCCCGGCGTCGCGTAGGCTCCCCTCGTTCGACCCGTCGCAACCCGAGGCCCGCTCCCCATGCGGAACCCGCTCGCCCGCCTGTTCCGGCCCCGCCTCCCCGAGCGCGGGTACCACGATCCCTCGTGGGCGAACGCGGTGCGGCGCACGCTCACGGCGGAGGCCGGGGACGACTCGCGCCCCTACTCCTCGCACGAGGCGGTCTACCGGTGCGTCTCCCTGATCTCGCGCAACCTCGCGCAGATCACGCTCGCGGCGACGTGGGACGGGAAGACCGTCAAGGACACGGCGGGCGGGGAGAAGGGGGCGCTCGCGTCCCTGCTCCGCAAGCCGAACCCCCTTCAGTCGCGGCGCGAGTTCCTCGACGCCCTCCTGACGTGGTGGCTCCTCGACGGCGAGGTCTTCCTCCTCTCGACGGACGCGAACGAGAACCCGACGCGGCCGGGCAAGATGCCCGAGCGCCTCTGGGCGGTCCCCGGCCGGTGCGTCGAGCCCGACGAGAACCGCGAGACGAAGAAGCAGATCGGGTGGAAGGTCAAACTCTCCACGGGAGAGAAGGCGTTCCCCCTCGACTCCGTGACGCACCTTCGGTTCTTCAACCCCTACGAGCCGACCCGCGGGCTCTCGCCCCTCGACGCGGCCCGCCTCGGGTACAAGATCGACCTCCGGGCGCAGAGGTTCACGGACGCTCTGTACGCGAACGGCGCGGACCCGGGCGGCGTGCTGACGACCGACGGCGCCCTGACGCCGAAGCAGCGGAAGGAAATGCGTCAGGAGTGGGAGGACCGGCACAAGGGGGACCGCAACGCCGGGAAGGTCGCCGTCCTAGAGGGCGGCCTGAAGTACCTCCCCGTCACGGTGAACGCGAAGGATCTCGCGTACATCGAGACCCGCGGGCTCTCGCGGAAGCAGATCGCGACCGTCTACGGCGTGCCCCCGTACTACCTCGCCGAGCAGGGCGACGTCTCCTACGCGACGGCGCGGGCGGCGCGGCGCACGCTCTGGGAGGATGCGATCCTCCCGATCGCCCGCGTGGTCGAGGACGCCCTCTCGACGAAGACGTTCGCGACCGTCGATACGAACCTCGGCGTCGCGTTCGACCTCGCCTCGGTCGAGGCGCTCCGCGATGACGTCACGACCCGGTGGGAGGTCGCCGAGCGGGCGGCCCGCATGGGGTACCCCCTGAACGTCGTCTCCGACAAGTTCGACCTCGGGATGCCGAAGGTCGAGGGCGGCGACGTCGGCACGGTCGCGGCCGGGCTCGCCCCCCTGCCGGACGTCTCCGCCGGTCTCCTCTCCGGCATGGGCGCGGGCGACGTCCCCGCGGGCGAGGGCGGGGCTCCGAAGACGAACCCCGACGCGATCCCGCAGGACGAGAAGGCGGCGGGCTCGGGCAAGTCCGGCGCGGGCGCCGGGCCCGGCACGCCCCCGCCCGTCCCCGCTCCCACGGGCGACGGCGGCGCGGGGAAGCCCGTCGCGGCCGAGACCGCGGCGGCGGGCGTCAACCCCGCGCAGACCGCGTACAACGGGGCGCAAGTCGCCTCTCTCGTGGACGTGGTGAAGGCGGTCGTCGCGAAGGAACTCCCGCCGGAGTCCGCGAAGCAGATCCTCCTCGTCGCGTTCCCTCTCACGCCCGATCAGGCGACGGCGATCGTCGGGCCCGCGGAGACGCTCTCGGAGGAGAAGCCTCCCGAACCCCCGGCCCCTCCGCCGGTTCCGCCCGCGGGCGGAGGGAAGCCCCCGCCCCCGCCCGCGGAGCCCCCGCGTGTAAACGCCCCCGCCGAGAACCGGGCCGAGCCCGTGCCCGGCCGCGAGGGGCGCCTCGCCCGGTGGCGCGGGATCGCGAAGGTTATGGATCAGGGCGAGAGCCGGATCGGCCTCCGATACCGTTCGTGGCTCCGCGAGGTCTACGGCGAGATCCGGGCGTTCTGGGCGGACCGGTCCGCCCGCGCCCCCTCGCGGCAGACGTGGGACGAGTGGATCGCGAGCCGGAAGGCGGCGTGGTCCGACCGCCTCGTGAAGATGCTCGACCCCGTGTACCGCAAGGTCGCGGCCGACGCCGAGGCGGGGATCAAGCCCGAACTCGGCGGCGCGTTCGTTCAGGCTCCGCAGGGCGACCCCGCCCTCGTCGAACTGATCCGCAAGAAGCAGATCCTCGTCCGCGGCGTCGCCGAGAAGACGATCGGCGACGTGCGTCAGGCGGTCGCGAAGGGCCTCGACGCGGGCGACGACGTGCGCGGGATTCAGGAGCGGATCGAGGAGCGGTGGGCGGTCGAGCAGCGGCGCTCGCTCACGATCGCCCGCACCGAGTCCGCGCAGACCGTGAACGCGGTCCGGCAGGAGACGATGCTCCGGTCGGGCGTGAAGGCGACGACGTGGATCACGGCGGGCGACGCGGCGGTCCGCGAGGCGCACGTCGAGATCGACGGGAAGACCGTCCCGATCGGCTCCTCGTTCGTGGACGGCGCGACGCTCCGGTTCCCGGGCGACCTCGCGGCGCCCGCCTCCCTCGTGGTGAACTGCCGGTGTTCGGCGGCGCCCGAGGAGATCCCCTCTCCCGAGTAGGCTCGCCCCCATGACGACCCCTCGCCTCCGCACGATCTCCGAGAAGGGCCCGGCCCGAGAGAAGGGCGACGGGCTCCGATGGTTCGTCGCCTCGACCGAGGAGGTCGCCTCCGACCGCGGGATCATCCTCGCGAGCGGGTGGCGGTTCAACCGGTTCGCGAAGAACCCCGTCCTCCTCTGGGCGCACGGACGCTCGTCCGACACGCCCCCGCTCGGCACGATCGAGAAGTGGGAGATCGACCCCGAGACGAAGCAGATGCTCGTCGGGGCGCGGTTCGCCCCGGCCGACGTCCACCCCTTCGCCGGGATGATCTCCCGCCTCTGCGACCTCGGGATCGTCCGGGCGGTCTCTGTCTCGTGGGACACGATCTCGGAGCGGCCCCCGCTCCCCGAGGAGGCGGCCCGCGGCGCCCGGTGGGTCTCCGTCGAGCAGGAACTCGTCGAGGTCTCGATCGTCCCCGTCGGCGCGGACCCGGGCGCGATCTCGGTCGAGCGGTGCCGATCCCTGACGCGGGACGACGCCCGCCTGATCCGGTCCCGGCTCCACGGGATCGAGTTCTGGGACGCCCTCGCCGACTCGATCGAGCGGGCGCTCGCGGCGCCCCCGGCCGAGCCCGTCCCCGCTCCCGCCCCTCCGGCCCCCGAGGCGGGAAACGCGACCGCCGACTCCGGGCGCACGGAGCCCCCGCCCGCGGCTCGGGCGGAGGGTGCGCCGGGGGGCGATCCTCTCGCGACGCTCGTCGCGTCGGCCCGCTCCGGCAAGCGGGACGCGCACGAGATCGCCTCGACGCTCCGCTCCTACGCTCTGGCGCTCGCGGCGCTCGCCGACGAGATCGCCCTCCCGATGGATCCGCAGGACGAGACCCCGACGTCGCCCCCGAGCGAACACGCTCACGACTCCACGAAGGCGGCGCCTGTCGTCGAGGTCTCGATTCCTCCGGCTCCGCCGGTCGCGCCCCCCGCGAGAGGGGACGCGGAGGAGGACGCCTCCTACATGATCTCGCTCCTAGACGCGGCCCGCGAGTTCGCCGGAGGCGAGCCCGCGACCGCCTAACCCGGAGGGTTTCCACCCGTGGATCCGAAGCAGGTCGAGGAACTGAAGACCCTGATCGCGGAGGGCAACGCCCGAGCGAAGGCGGTCGAGGGCAAGGTCGGCGCCGTCGAGGCCCGCCTCGCGACGATCGAGCAGCACGAGAAGGAGCGGGGGATCTCCCCCGACCCGAAGACCGGCGAGCGCACGTTCTCGATCGCGAAGGTCGTCCGCGGCCTCGCGGCGGGTGGGCTCGACTCCCCCGAGGCGTGGAAGGGCGCGGAGCGCGAGCGCGAGATCGGTCTCGCGTCGCGTGACGAGGCCCGCAAGAGCGGCTCGTTCTCCCGCGTCATGAGCGTCGGCACGGCGGCGAACGGCGGGTACATCACCCCCTTCGCGTACGTCGCGCAGATGATCGACCGGCTCCTGAACAAGATGAGCCTCACGCGGGCGGGGATCACCACGATCTCGGGTCTGAAGCAGACCCCGATCTCGTTCCCGCGCCAGACGGGCGGCGTGACGTGCGCCTACGTCGCGGAGAACGGCTCGATCTCCGACTCGACCCCGACCTTCGATCAGGTCTCGGTCTCCCCGCACCTTCTCGCGTGCCTCGTGAAGACGTCGCGGCGCCTCGTGAACCTCGCCGACCCGGCGATCGAGGGCGTCCTCCGTGCGACGATCGAGCGCGACATGGCGCTGAAGATGGACAGCACGGGCCTCTACGGGACGGGCGTCGCCCCGATCCCGAGCGGCGTCTACGTCGGCGCGGGCGCGGGGCAGCGGACGAACATCGCGGGCGCCGCGACCCTCGACCTCCTGCTCGCGCAGATCGGGCGTCTGGAACTCGACAACGCCCCGAGCGAGGGTCGGGCGTTCGTCATGAGCCCGCGCACCTTCTACGCCCTGCTCGCGTCGAAGGACGGGGCGAGCCGGTACCAGATCCAGCCCGACGTCACCCGTGCGGGCGGGTTCACGATCTTCGGCGTGCCGGTGATCGTGTCGGGTCAGGTCTCGATCACGCTCGGCGGCGGCAGCGACTCCGAGGTCTACCTCGCCTCGTGGCCGGACGTCTGGCACGCGGTCTACGGCGACCTCCTGATCGAGACGACCGTCGAGGGCGGGACGTCGTTCGCCGACCACCAGATGTGGATCAAGGCGACGATGGAGGACGATTGGCTCGTCACCCGGGCCAAGTCCGTTCAGGTTCTGACGGGCGTCACGAACTGATCGCTCGCGGGGGGCGGGGCTCTCACGGGCCCCGTCCCTCGCACCCCCTGACCCGCAACCGAACCGAGGATCGAGGAGACCCTACCGATGGCACCCGAAGCAGGACACGAGCCGAACCGCGTCTACATCGACCGGAACGGCGACCTCCACCTGAACGGGGCGAAGTTCTTCGACGCGAGCGAGGTCGATCGCTCGGCCGACGTGAACGTCCCGACGAACGGCGCCCTCGGCGTGGCGGCCGGGTACCGGATCGCCCGCGGCGTCGGCACGCTCGACGGCGCGAACCCGACCGCGATCGCGACCGGCCTGACGACCGTCGTCGCGTTCGTCGCGACCCTGATCGGCACGGCGGCCCCGGGCGTGGGTACCTCGGTCCTGACGCACGGTGCGCCCGTGGCGGGCGCCGTGAACGTCTACGCATGGAAGCCGACCGACGCCACGGACCCGACGCTCGTCGCCTCGACGGGGACCGAGCAGTTCTCGTGGATCGCCGTCGGGACGTGATCGAGTAGCGTCGGCGTAGACTCTGGGGCGGCGGGCTTCCGGGCCCGTCGCCCCTTCCCATTGGAGGCCCCGCCCGTGGATCTCACGACGACCGCCCGCGTCAAGGCTCTGATCGAGGCGGGCGGCAAGGCGCAGACCTCGCTCGACGGGATGATCGGAACGCTCGTGACCGTGGTCTCGGCGGCGGTCGAGCAGTACCTCGGGATCGGGTGCGAACTGAAGAACCGGACGGAGACGTTCGACCTCGCCGACGGGCAGAAGGTCGTCGTCCTCGGCGCCCCCGCGGCGTCGATCTCGTCCGTGAAGCACGATCTCGCGCACGTCTTCGGCACGGGGACCGACCTCGCCTCGACGGCGTACACGCTCGACGACGGCGGGCGCCTCCTGTACCTCGACGACGCGATCCTCTCGCCGGGTCGGAACGTCCTCCGGGTCGCGTACTCGGGCGGGGTGGCGGCGAGCGAGACCGCCTTCGCGGCGGCGTGGCCCGACGTGGCGGGCGCGGTCGATCTTCAGGTCGCGCACCTGATCCAGAGGCGCGATACGCTCGGGACGACGAACGTCGCGGTCGGCGGGTCGTCCGAGGGGTTCGACGGCGGGATCGACCTCCTGCCCCTCGTGAAGCGAGTCCTCGATCTCCGCCGGACCCGGTGACGCAGAGCCCCGCCCCCGACCGCGCCCTGACGCCCGAGGAGGTCGCGTCGGCGCTCGACCGCGCGGGCCCGCGGATCGCGGCCCGGCTCCGAGCGAACCTCCTCGCCTACCTTCAGGGGTTCGCGATGCGCGTCCCGCCCCTGCTCATGCGGCGGGCGGGCCCGGCCGGGCTCCGCTCGCGGAGCGGCACGCTCGCGAACTCGTTCCAAGCGGCCGAACTCCCCGGGGCGTCCGATGAGGAGTGGGCGGGCAGCGTTTACACGCGGGCCCCCTACGCCCGCCTTCAGGAGTTCGGCGGGACGGTCACGCCGAAACGGGCGAAGTACCTGACGATCCCCCTCGACGCGGCGAAGACGCGGGCGGCCGGACAGGTCCGCGGGTACGCCCGCTCGTGGCCGGGGATCACGTTCGTTCGTCGCCTCGACGACGGGCGCCTATGCGTCTTCGTGCGGAAGGGGCAAGGGAAGCGGGCCCGCGAGATCCCGATCTTCCTCCTCGTCCGGTCCGTCACGGTCCCGCCCCGCCTCGGGTTCCGCGAGGCGTGGGACGCGGACGCCCCGGCTCGCGATAGGGTTCTCGACCGGTCCGTGCGGGAGGGTCTGACCGATGCCGAGTGAGTCCGTCAGGGAGCAGATCGTCGCGGCGCTCGTCTCCGCTCTCGGCGGCATGACGACCGCGGGCGGGTACTCGTCCGACGTCGCGAACGTCTACCGGTGGGCGTTCCCCGCCGAGACCGCCCTCTCGTTCCCGGCGATCGCGGTCTCGGACCTCTCCGAGACGCTCGACCGCCGGACCCGCGAGACCTACAATCGGCGCCTCCGCCTGACGATCGTCGCGATCGACCGGATCGCCTACGGCGAGAACCCCGACCCCGGCACGATCGCGAACCGCCTCCTCGCCGACGTCGAGCGGTGCGTCGAGTCCGCCTCGACTCTGGCGGCGCTCGGGGCGATCCCGGGGTGGATCGCCCTCCGGCTCGTCTCGTCGTCCTCGGCGATCGGCGTCCCCTCTGATCCCTTCTGTACGGTAGAGTCCGTCGTCGAGATCGACTACCGGACGACGCGGGCCGACCCGTCGGACGGCAACCCCTGACCCGTAGGAGGCTCCTCCCGTGACCGTGATCCTCGACCGCGAGAGCGTGATCGGTGCCAAGGTCGAAGTGACCGAGGGCACGGCGGAGACCCTCTCCGCGTCCGATTGCGCCGTCCTCGTCTACGATGCGAAGTTCTCGCCCGATCAGGCGCGGTACAAGCGGGCCCCCGCCCGCCCCCGCCTGACGCCCCTCGCGGCGATCCACGGTCGGCGCCTCGGCCGGATCACCTTCCGGTCCGAGATCAAGGGGTCGGGCGCGGTCGCGACGAAGCCCGAGTGGGACGTCCTCGCCCGGGCGTGCGGGCTCGACGTGACGGCGATCTCGACGATCGCGATCGGCGCGATCGCGAGCGGCCCGTTTCAGGGGGGCGAGACGATCACGGGCGGCACGTCGAGCGCGACGGGTCGCGTCGTCGGGGACCACGCGAACGGCGTCTCGACGCTCCGGTTCGTCGTCCTGACGGGCGTCTTCGTCTCGGGCGAGGTCGTCACGGGCGGCACGTCGGGGGCGACGGCGACGACCGGCGGAACCCCAACCGCCTCGCAGGGGTGGGAGTACCGCCCGATCTCCTCGGACCCGCCCTCCGTGACGATCGGGCTCTATCAGGACGGGAAGCGTCACCTTCTCGTCGGGGCCCGCGGGACCGTCAAGATCGAGAAGCGGGTCGGCGAGCCCGGGTTCTTCTCGTGGGAGTTCCTCGGCGTCTGGGAATCGACGACCGACGTCGCCCTGCCCTCGCCGACGTATCAGGAGATCACCCCGCCCGCGTGGCAGGGGGTGGGCTTCAAGATCGGCTCGTTCTCGCCGATCCTCTCGGCGTTCTCGTTCGACCTCGGGAACGTGCTGGAACCCCGGCCGAGCGCGAACGCGACGAACGGCGTCCTCTCGATCGTCCGGCCGACCCGCGAGGCGACGGGCGAGATCGACCCCGAGGACAACCTCGCGAGCGAGCAGGATTGGTACGCCCTGCTCCGCAACGGGACGACGGCGCGGATCTCGTACGAGTACGGCTCCGGCACCGGGAAGCGGCTCACGTTCGCCTTCCCGACCGTCCAGAACTCCGGCACGGAGCAGGAGAGCCGGAACGGTCACGTCGTCCTGAAGGTGCCCGTCGAGTTCGTCTCCGCGACGATCACGGGCGGGGACGACGAGATCCAGATCGGCGTCTACTGACGGCGCGGGGTTCGGTCTCGCGCGGGGCCCGGGCGTAAGTCCGGGCCCCGCCTTCGTTTACACGCGCCGGATTTTCTGTTGACGACCCCCGCGTGGTGGGGTACAGTCTGGGCGTCAACCACGGAGCAACGGCCATGACGACCACGACGAAGACCTTCGCCTCGCGCCTCGCGGACCGGTTCCTCTCCTCGATCGCGAACCTCCCGGCCTATCAGGTCCGCTCGGAGATCCTCTCCGCGATCGACTCCTCCGACGAGGCGGCGGCCGACCGCCGGGCCGAGGGGAACATCCCCGCGGCCGACCTTCAGACCGCCTACTCCGCGGTCCTCTGGGACGCCCTGACCGGGTTCAACCTTCAGACCCCCGTCGGGGCCCGACGGATTCCCCTTGACCCCGCCTCGCGGCGGGGTATGATCCCTCCCGTGATCGAGTTCAACCCCACAACGGAAGCAACGGCCATGACGACGAACCTGTACCTCTCCGACAACCAGACCGACACGCTCCGCAAGATCCAGAAGGGCGGCGCCGACCTCTCCCGCAAGGCGAAGACGGTCGAGAGCCTCGTCGCCCTCCTCCTCGTCGAGCGCACGGGCTCGGGCGAGCCGATGCTGACGGCGCTCGGCGAGGCGGCCCTCCGCGAGCGCCTCGACGCCCGCAACGCCCGCGCCCGCGCCGAGGCGGCCCGCGCCCGCGCCGAGAGCGCCCGCCGCGAGGCCGAGGCGGCGGCGGCGGCGAAGCGGACGCCCGAGGAGACGGCTCGCCTGATCGACGCCTACGTCGCCGAGCGGAAGGCCCGCGGCGACGACCGGATCGGCCTCCTGAACGTCGCGGCCGACGGGACGGTCTACGAGTGGTGTTCGTGGGAGCGCATGATGAGCGAGTGACCGGGGACGCCCGGCTCTGTCAGACGGGCGGGTAGCCTCTGGGGCGAACCAGAGGAGACCCGCCCGTATGGCATGGATCGACCCCGAGGCCCGCGTCCCCTACGTCCTCCGAGAGCATCGGGCCCTGCCCGACCTCCCGATCGACTCGACCACGCTCGCCGAGCGCGAGGCCCGCGCCGAGGAGAACGCCCGGCGCGAGCGCGAGCGGGTGACGTGGCTCCTCCGCCCCCTGACCGTTCGCGAGTACGCCCGGGTTCAGGATGCGATCCGCGTCGTCGAGAAGGACGGCGCGACCTCGGTCCGTACCGGGACGATGGTCGAGCAGTACCTCCGCGGCGGGCTCGCGGGGTGGAGCGGCGGCGGGGCCCCGGCGTTCGCGGCCGACAAGGCGGGGCGCCCGACCGACGACTCGATCGCGCGGATCCCGGGCGCGTGGCGCATGGAACTCGCCGACGCGATCGACGACCTGAACACCCTCGGGCCCTCCGCGGTAAAAGCCTGATCCTCGCGGTCCGCTCACGGTGGGGGCAGACTCCCCCCCGGTGCGGCTCGGCGTGCCGAACCCCCGAGAACCGCGAGCGGTGGGGGTGCGACCGCGAGGGGCCCGGGTACGCGATCTCGTGCCACCGATGCGAGGGCAAGCGGGGCGACGAGACGTGCCCCTACTGTCGCGGCGACGGGGCGTACCGGTTCCTCCGGTGCCCCCGCGTCGAGGAGCGGGGCGTGATCGGGTACGTCGAGGCGTTCCTCTGGCGAAGGGACGGGCACCTTCCGGCGGCGGGCGGTATGCTCGACCAGACCCGAGCCCTCGCGACCGCCCTCCTCGTCGTCGAGGCGGAGTGGGCGGCGTGCGAGGCCCGGGCACGCGAGGAGTCCTGACCCGTGGGCGACGAAAGCACGAAGACCCTAGAGATCGTCGTCCGGGCAAAGAACCTCTCCGGCGACGTCATGCGGAAGGCGGCGGCGGAGACCCGCGCCGTCGGGGCGGCGGCGTCGGATGCCGCGGAGAAGGTCGTCCCCCTCGGGAAGCGGATTACGGATATCGGCAAGAGTTTTCAGGGCTTCCGCAAACTCGCGGGCGGCGCCCTGACGGGTGTCGTCGCGGGGATGGCGGCGGCCGAGTCCGCGGGCGAGAGCATGGGGCGTGCGACGCTCCGGGTCTCGACGAGCCTCGCGGCGGGGTTCGCGGCGGGCGGGCCCGTCGGGCTCGCTCTCGCGGGCGTCGGGACGCTGATCGGCTCGATCGTCGCGAAGATGGAGCAGGGCGAGAAGCGGGCGAAGGCGTTCGCCTCGGCGATCGGGGACCGGATCGCGTCGGCGGCCGACCGCGCCCGCGAGGCGTGGGACCGCGAGCGAGTGGCGGCGACCCGCGCCCGGGCGGCCGAGGAGGGTCGCGACCCCGAGCGAGCGGTCCGAGAGGAGGAGCGCGGGCTCGACCTCGACTCGGCTCGGAAGGGGCTCGATAGCGATCGAGCGGCCCGCGACCGCATGGCGGCGGCCCGCGAGCGCACGCTCCGAGAGGCGGCCCGGGTCCGCGAGGAGGCGAAGGGCTCTACGGACCCCACGCGGCGGGGCATCCTGACCGACAAGGCGAAGGATCTCGACAAGGCGGCGGCGCAGCAAAAGAGGTCGATCCTCGCGATCGACGCGGAGATCGCGGCTCGCGAGGCCGAGATCGCCGGGCTCCTCGCCGAGCAGAGCGGCGAGGACCGCGAGCGGGTCGCCTCTCTGAATCAGAAGATCGCGAAGGCGGCCGAGTCCCTCCGAGCGAGCGAGGAGGAGAAGGCGATCGCGACCGAACTCGGCGTTCTTCAGGAGGCGTTCAAGAACGGCACGGTCGAGCAGATCCGGGCGGCGCGGGCTCTCGTCGAGGAGGCCCGCACTCGGTACCGCGAGCAGAAGAAGGCGGCCGAGGATAAGGGCGAGCAGGAGAAGCAGGAGCAGATCGCGAAGCAGGAGAAGGCTCGGGTCGAGGCGATCGCCGACCGCGGGCGCGAGACGCTCCGCGTCCTCCGGCTCTCCGAGGACGACCGCAAGTACGCGAGCGAACTCCGCACGATCGAGGAACTCCGGGCGACCGGGCAGGGCAAGATCGCCGACGAGATCGAGCGGGAGATCGCGGCTCGCAAGCGTGCCGAGGCGGCGGCCGAGCGGCAGAAGCAGATCGACGAGGACCGCGAGCGGGTGGCCCGGCGCCTGACCGAGTTCGCCGAGCGGTGGACCGACGAGCGCGGGGCGCTCGACCTCCGCAAGCGTACTCGTGGGATGGGCGAGTTCGACGCCCGCCGCGAGGAGGCCCGCGCCGAGGCGAAGGCGGCCGACGAGAAGGGCGACCCGTTCGCCCGGCTCCGCCTAGAGGCGAAACTCGCCGAGATCGCCGACGACGAGGCCGAGGCTCGGTCCCGTGTAAACGACGAGATCGAGCGCGAGATCGAGAACCTCTCGGCGGCCGACGAGGCGGCCCGGAGGCGGCTCGACGCCGAGCGCGAGAAGGTCGATCTCCTGAAGGCGGGCGCCGACGCGGCGAAGGCCGAGGCGCTCTACCAGAAGCGGATCGCCGAGATCGAGAAGGATCAGACCGCCGAGAAGGAGAAGCAGAGCAAGATCCGCGACGACGGCATGACGGACAAGGAGCGCGAGTTCCGCAAGAAGCGGCGGCTCCCGAAGTATTTCAGTCGGTGGGGCGAGGGCGTTCGGGTCAAGGAGACCCGGATGTTCTCGGCCGACGGTCCGACCGAGAGCGAGTGGCGGGCGCAGAAGGCGGCCGAGGCGGCGCAGAAGGCGGCCCCGAAGCCCGCCCCCCTGCCGGGCCTCCCGCCCCTGCCTCCGATGCCGCAGATGCCGGGCGGGCTCCCCCTGCCCGGTCTGCCGGGCCTCCCGGGCTCCCCCTCGATCCCGGGTCTGCCCGGCCTCGACGGCTCCACGATCGGCGACAAGGCGAAGGCGGCGGCCGACGAGGCGAAGGCGAAGGCGGAGGAGGCGAAGGGCGCGGCCGAGAAGGCGAGCGAGGCGACGGCGACGACCGCCGAGGCGACGACCGCGGTCGGCGAGGCGGTCGGCAAGGTCGAGGAGGGGATCGGCACGATCTCCGAGAACGTCGCGACCCTCCCGACCGAGTTCCAGCGTGTCGGCGACGCCGTGACGCGGCTCGCCGAGGAGACCGCGACGGGCTTCCGCGCCGTGACCGATCTCGTGTCGTCCGCCGTCGAGAGCCTCCGCCGCGAGCAGGAGCAGATCCGCGCCGAGGTTCGGCGCCTGTCGGAGAACGTCCGCAACCTTGGGGGTGGCCGATGAGCGGGCACGTCGCGTGCTTCTACGGCGGGATCCGTCTCCGCGACAACGTGGTCGGGTTCTGGCCCACCGAGCAGACGACGACCGAGGGGTTCGGCTCCGGGCTTCTCCGCGCATACGGCTCCCTGAACCCCGACTCGCCGAACGTGCGGATCGACGTCGAGGTCGCGTGCGAACTCGCCCCCGTCGCGGCGCGGTCGGACCTGTCGCGGATCGCGGCGACCGAGATCGACCTCGCCTACCTTGGGCGCAACCTTCACCGGCTCGCGGCCGACGGGCTTCAGTTCCTCTCGTACTGCCCGGACGACGCGAAGGTCGGCGCCGTGACCGGCGGCTCCTACGCGGCGGGCGTGCGGACGATCACGCACGGCGCCCTCGGGGGCTCGTGGACGACGGCGGCCGGGCGATACGTCCTGCTCCGCAACCCGACCACGGGCGAGGGCTTCGTCTCGGCGATCTCCGCCCGCACCGCGGGCGACGTGACCGTGACCGTCCCGACGGGGTACTCTGTCACGTCCTCGTGGTACCTCGTGGACGTCTGCCTCGCCTACCCCTCGACGCAGTTCCTCCGCATGAGCAAGGGCTCGCCCCCGAGCGGAGACCCCGCCGCGGGGTTCTGGCGTCCCGACGTGCGGTATTATCTCGTCGGCGTCGCGGAGCCCCTCGTCGCCTCGGCGCACGAGCCGACCCCTCCCTGATCGGAGCGTGTAAACGTGGCGGATTTCTCCCTGACCGATTTCACCGGGACGAACGGCGACCCGTGGACGGATCACGGGTTCGCCCGCGTCGAGGGGAACGCGACGTACCCGCCTCCGATCTGGGCGAACGCCGGGCGGGCGCACGCGAGCGTCGGCTCCGCGTGGCGCCTCCTCGCCGACGCCCGCCCCGGCAGGGCGAACTACGCGGCGAACGTCTCGCTCGTCTGGAAGAACGCGGCGGGAGCCGGACGCTACGCCGAACTCGCCGTGCGATGCTCGGACGACGGGCAGAACGGGTACTACGCGACCCTCGACTCCAACATCGGCACGCCCCGGATCCGGCTCCGTCGGCGCGTCGCGGGTGCCTTTACGGACCTGATCGCGTGGACGAACCTCTCGGTCGTCACGCCCGCGAACATGAACGCGGGGGTCGCCCTCTACCTGTCGGCCGAGGAGTCCGACGGCGCGGTCGATCTCGTGCTTCGCGTCGCGAGCGAGGAGTTCACGTTCTCGGACACGGACGCGGCTCGGCTCGGCGGGCCGGGCGGCGTGATCCTCGGCCTCGACGCGAACTCGCTCGACGACGACGTGATCTACGACAACCTCATTCTCCGCGATTTCGCCGACGAGTACGCGGGGCCCGGCACGCTCGGGACGGGCACGTTCCTCGTGGTGAACGGACGCTATCTCTCGGAGAGCGAGTTCTCGGCGCTCGGGATCGTTCTCGTGAAGGCGAGGCGGTCCTACGGCACCGAGGCGAGCGTCGTCCTCCGAGACCTGAACCGGTTCACGGAGCCCGCCCTCGTGCCCGGCGCCGAGGTCGCCGTGATCCGAAACGGCGTCTGGCTCGCCTCGGGGTTCCTCCGCGCGGCGACGGGGAACCTGACGCCCTCGACCGAGGGAAGCGAGTACGAGGTCTGCTCGCGGAAGGAACTCGCGCAGGACGTCCCGATCGTCGATCCCGACACGAACGAGGGGACGGTCTCGTTCAACCTCCCGACCGGACACGCGCAGTACCGCGCCGACCGGAGCGGGAAGACGCTCGGGCAGATCATCGAGTGGATCGTCGCGAACCACGAGGCGGGCTCCGGCGGGCTCCGCGACGTCGGGGCGGCCCCGGCCTCGGGGACCGTGATCCCCGCGGGCGTCGCGGCGCTCGACGCCGTGAAGCCCTCGATCACGATCTCCGGCAACGTCCATGACGCGATCGAGGCGCTCCTCCGGTACGCGCCCTCCTACGGGTGGGACGTGGACCCCGAGACGCAGGAGTGGGCGTTCCTCGACCGGAGCGCGGGCGCGGCGACGACGATCGCCCTCGCGACGCGGCACGTCACGGGGCGGATCTCGACCCTGCCGCGGGCGAACTACACGGCGGTCCTGATCCGCGGGCAGTACCGCCCCCCGATCTCGACGATCCGGCTCTCGGCGGGCGACCTCTCCTCGGCGTGGGATCCCGCTCTGGAAGCCCTCTGGAACTCCTCGGACCGGTTCAAGGCGAGGGCGACGGGCGTCGTCAACGGGACGGGTGTCGGCGGCGGCGGGGAAATGATCGTGGTCCCGACCGCGGCGCTCGTCTCCGAGACGAACGAGTGGGCGCCGAACGTCCTCGTCTTCACGTCTGGCGCGGAGAACGGGAACCGGTACACGATCAAGAGCAACGGCAACGGGGCGGGCGGGCAGATCACGCTCGACGCCGTGGCGTGGCAGGGCGCGGGCCCGGCGCCGGGCGATACGTTTCAGATCGTCGAGGACGAGGCGGACGGGAACGGGTTCTCCGAGGTCTTCCGGTCCTTCAACATCACGGACCCGACGGTCGGTGTCGGGAACGTCGCGTGCGTCACGGCGCGGATCGTGAACGCGGACCCGAGCGACCCCGCACGGTTCACGATCGAGGAGGCTCACGCCCGAATCGAGAAGATGATCGACGACTCGCTCGGGACCGTCACCGGAACCCCGAACGCGACGTACCACAAGGTCACGCTCGACCGGCCCGCCGTGAAGCCCGGCGAGGCGGCGTGCGACGACGGCGGGATGACGGTCGCGCACGACGTCGAACTCGACCTCCCCAAGTTCACGGTCGATCCCGGCGCCCCTGACGCGGTGCCGATGCTCCGCGTCCCCTCGACCGGGTTCCGCGGCACGGCGTACTCCTACGATCCGGCGCTCTGGAACGGTGGCGGCGCTCCCCGCTACGGCGACCCGGGCGTGCGGCGCGTCCTCGTGATCGACGACCCGAACTACGGCGGCACGAGCGAGGACGCCGAGTATACGAAGATCGCCGACGCGATCCTCGACGTCTACGGCACGATCGCCGAACAAGGCGAGTTCGTGATCGCGAACGAACTCGACACGGACTACGCCCGCCTCGACCGGATCGTGACGATCGACCCGAGCCCCCGTACCGCCGTCGCCCGGGCGTCGAACCTTTGGGAGATCGCGGCGGAGTGGGATTTCGTCGCGAAGACGACGACCGTCTTTTGCGGCACGGTCGCCTCGTTCGGCGGGTTCGACGTCGAGGCGGCCCGCTCCGCGGCGGCCGACACGACTCGCGCCGACGAACTCCGCCGGACGCAGGAGCAGATGCTCTCGCTCTACGAGTGCCTAAAGGAGACCCTGAAGGGCACGACGGCAAGCGGCGGGCAGCCGGGCCTCGCCTCGATCTGCTCCGATCAAGTCGTCACGCCCGGGCCGGGCGGCGGCCCCGTGACCGACGCCCTCGCCGATCAGGAGTCCTGCTCGGCGAACGGCGTCCTCCCCGCCGTGACCTGTACGCCCGCCTGTACCGTGATCGTCGGCGTCGGTCAGGCGCAGACGAACGCGGCGTTCGCGAACTCGATCACCGTCCACGGGGACCAGACGAAGGCGCTCCGCGACAAGGTGGCGGGGCTCGGCGGCACGAACTACGAGATCCTCGCCGTCGTTTGCTGGCTCTGCGGTCAAGTCGCGGCGCTCTGGCAGAGCCTCGCGGGCGCCTCCGCGGCGCTCGACGCCGAACTCGCAAAGGTGCGAGCCGACGGGACGAACCTTATCTCGTCGATCTCCGCGATGCTGGCGACGATCACGAACGCTTTCACGGCGGTTTCGACGAACTTCACCACGGTTCAGACCGAGATTCAATGCCTCGATAACAAGATCGGGACGCTCTGCTCGTGCCTGTTCGTGAACGATAACGTCCTCGCGACCGCGATCGCGCAGAGGGCGCTCGGAATGTCGTCGAAGCCCACGATCACGAACTGCTGCGAGAGCCTGTACGCTTGCCAGCAAACCCTCAACCCGATTCCCGGGCTTTCGTTCTCGTGGTCCCCGACGACGTGCGACCCCGCCTCGTGCGTCTTCACGTTCCCCGCGATCTCCGCTCCCCCGAACCCCGCATGAACCCCGCCGACCTCGACGCCTACGTTCGTGCCGCGGGGGACCGCAACGGGCCCCGCGGCCTGATCCTCGCGCCCGAACCCGACCCTCCGGCGCGTCAGATCATCGCGGTCGTCGAGACCCCGTGGCGCGACGAGCGCGGCACGGTCTGGCCCGACGGCTCAATCCTCGTCCTGACGCCCGAGGACTACCGCAAGATCCGCCCCCTCGGCGTGGTCCGCCGGTTCCTCGCGCCGCGCGTCTTCCGAGGCGTCGCGTACCGGCACGCCCTCTCGCTCTGCGGTCGCCTCTCGGGGACGCGGGAGTTCGTGCCGATCGAGCAACGCCCGAGGGGACGTCCTCCCAAGGTCGCCGAATACGTTCCTTCGACCCTGCCCGTCGCCCCGTTCGTCGCGCCCCGGAAGGGGTGCGGGTGCGGGAGCAGGAGCCCGAACGCATGACGACCGCGACCGTCGCCGTCGCCCGAGAGGCGAGCAAGTTCGCCGTCCGGTGGCCGTTCTTCGCGACCGTGATCGCGTGCTTCGCGATCATCGGCGGGACGGTCTACTTCACGACGAGGGCGTGGTCCGACAAGATCGCCCCCGCGCAGGGGTCGGGCGTCACGCGGGAGACGTTCGACCGCGAGATCCGCCTCCTGACCGACTCGCTCGGCGAGATCAAGAACATGATCCGAACCGAGCATGACGAGCGAGACCGAGCAGACGCGGCACTCCGCGTCTCCGTCGAGCGCCTGACGGATCACCTTCTGCGGCGCGGCGAGGGCGGCAAGTGAGTAGGGGCGGCGTCCGCCTGACGCTGCTCGGCGCGGACGCGCACGCTCCCCGGCACGACCGGCCGACGTGGCGGGCGTTCCTTCAGGCGGCGAGGACGCTCCCCCTCGGGGGCGACGGCGTTCCGGCCGCCGTCCTCATGGGCGACACGCTCGACCTCGCGAGCCTGACGAGGCACGAGGTCGTCGAGGACGACGCGGGCGTGACGCTAGAGGACGAGTACGACGGGGGGAACGAGTTCCTCGACGAGTTCGACGGCGCCCTCTCGGAGAACCCGTTCGTCCGTCGCAACGTCCGGCGGCACGGCGTCAGGAGCGGGAAACGGCGCGAGTTCCTTCAGGGGAACCACGAGTACCGGCTCGACCGGTACCTCATGAGCGCAGACCTCCCGAAGAACCGGCGGCGCCCGCCTCGCGTTCCCGAGGCGCTCCGCCTACGCGAGCGCGGGTGGAACTACGTCGGCCGCGACAAGCAGGAACCGTACATGATCGGCGGGCTCGCGTTCCACCACGGGATCTTCTACCCGAAGCACCACGCGGCCCGGCACGCGGACGAACTCGCCGTGTCCAACGTCTACGGGCACACTCACCGGGGACAGCAATACGCCCGGCGTGCGGTCGGCCGCGGGCTCGTCGTCGCGACCGGCCTCCCCGCCCTTCGGACGCTCGTCCGCGAGTGGGAACACCTGAAGGCGGCGGCGTTCACGGGATGGTCGAACGGGTGGGGGATCGTGGAGTGGATCGGGGACCGGGGGGACGTGCGGATCGTCTTCTGCGAGGGCGGTCTCGCGGCGTACGGCGGGAACCTGTTCGACGGGCGGGGACGCGGGAAGGATGCCGGATCATAGGATCGGGGACGTTCGGGGCGTGACGCCCCTCGGAGAACCGACCGTGAAGATCCGCACCCTGCCCCTGTTCGCTCTGCTCGCGGTCGCGTGCCTCTCGCTCGCGGCGTGTATGTCCTACGTCGGCGAGAAGGGCCCGCTCCTCCGCGTCGGCGGGGCGGCGAACGAGTCCGCGCAGACGCTCCTCGACCGCGACGCGGGCCTCCTGACGAAGACGGACCCCGCGACGGGCGAGAAGGCGCCGGTCCCGCCCGTGCCCCCGCAGACGGGCTCGGACGTCCTCGCGGTCCTGCTCTACGCCCTGCTCGGGCTCTCCGGCGTCGGCGGGGCGACCTACGGCGTGAAGCGGGTCGTCACGAACGCGATCGCCCGGTACGACGCCGAGCCCTTCGTCACGTCGGACGGGCGCCCGGTGCCCGAGGCGAAGATCGCGGACACGATCGCGAAGGCGTGACGGTGCGCCTCCTGACGCCCGTCCTCGTGGCCGGGCTCCTCGCGGGGTGCGCCTCGCGGGAGCCCGACCACGCTCTCGTCTACCGGCAGCCCGCGGGCGTCTTCCGCGAGACGAACCCGGCCGAGGTCGCCGGAGCCCCCCGCGGGTTCTCCGCCGTGACCGGGAGGCCCGGGAACGAGCGGCACGGGTACGGCTCGACGCCCGACGAGGCGGCTCACCACGCGGGCGCGACCTCGTGGCAGACCGCCGAGCCGATCGAGACCGTGCCCCCCGCCGAGCCCCCGACGGTATCCGATCGGGTACCTCCCGAGACGTCACCGATCGACGACCCGGCCGAGGAGTGCCCCGGCGGCGTCTGCCGGATCCCCGACCCGACGCCGGGCCCGATCGACGACCGCGAGCGGTGCGGCCCGCCGAGCCCGCCCGCGGCCCCGCCCGTGGCCGATCGCCCGCCGGACGCCCCTCTGGTGCCCCTCGACCGCGACGAGGGCGGCGGCGCGAACTACGGGCTCCTCGTCCTCGCGGTATCCCTCGGCGCCCTCGTGGTCGTCCTCTCGGTCGGGCTCGTTTACACGCTCCGCGCCCTCCGGCGGAGTCCGTGACGACAGACTCGGGCGTCAGAAAGTGACGTCAGAACCAACGCACGCGCACGCGCCCGCACGCGCCCGCACATGACCGGCCCCGACGACCCTCGATCCTGACTCGCGAGTCTGTCGTCACGAACTGTCAGAGCCCCCGGTAGGATCCGACACATGACGCCCGCCGAGAACGCCCGCGCCCTGATCGAAGTCCTCGCACGCGATCTCGCGTGCGCCGTCGTCGAGGAGGCCCGGATCGCGGGCGTCCGCGTGAACGACACGAACCGCGATCTCACGCGGCAGATGGCGGCGGTCTTCGCCGACGACCTCGCGGTCTTCGTGCGGAAGCAAGCGGACTACGGCGCGGGCAACATTGGAGCCTTCGGCCTCGCGGGCGTCCTGCTCCGCTCGCACGACAAGACGCAGAGGCTCGCGAACCTCGCACGCTCCGCCGACTCGGCGAGCGCGGCGATCCGCTCCGCCGTGAAGGGCGAGGCGGTCGAGGACACGCTCGGTGATCTGACGAACTACGGCGCGATCGGGCGCCTCGTGACCCGCGGGCTCTGGCCCGAGTTCGTCGAGGGCGCGTAGCGTGCCCCTGCCCCGCGTCGAGATCGTGCCGGTCGGCGACCGGTGGGAGATCCGGCGGAACGGGACAAGGGTCGCCGAGAGCCTGACGCCGATCGGCGCCGTGACGATCGCCGAGGGCGAGATCGCCGAGGCGGCGGCCGAGGCGGTCTCGTTCGCCTACGGCTCGTTCCTCGCTCTCCGCGATCGCGTCGTCCGGCTCGTCGGCCCGATCGCGTCGCAGATCACGCCCGAGGAGGTCGAGAAGGGCGAGGCGCTCGTCCGCGTCAAGGTGCCCGTCCTCGACTCCGTGATCGGAGAAACGAACCGCGGCGGCCCGTGGACGCGGGCGATCGGGAGGCTCGTCGAGGTCGGCGCCCGGCTCTCTGGCTCGTGCTGCTCCGATCACGCCGAGGTCCGCGAGGCGATCGACTCGTTCCTCGCCCTCGATCGGAGCGAGATCGCCCGGGCCCGCCGAGACGAGTTCGCGAAGGCGATCGCCGACGAGGCCGAAGCCTGTCAGGACGTCGGCGAGAATCCTCCCTCGTCAGACGAACCCAACCCCGAGCCTCCCACGGAGAAGCCCTCGTGACGGAACCCGAGAAGCAGAAGACGAAGAAGGAACGGATCGCGGCTCTGGAATCGTACCGGTCGATCGACGTCCGCGAGGAGGGGCACCGGACGCGGACCGTCACGGTCGGCGTCTCGTGCTACACGCCCGAGCGCCCGACGTTCAAGGTCGAGGCCCGCGACTACGCGAGCGGGTTCTCCTGCTCGATCGACGACCTCGACGCGAAGGCGCTCCGCGACCTGATCGCGGGCGCGAACCTCTGCCTCGCGTTCGCCGAGCAGAGGCTCGTCGCCGAGCGCCTGATCCGCCTCGACCCCGAGATCCCCGACGACAAGGAGAAGCCCCGCACCGACGGGAAGGTCTCCCCCGCGGCGTCGATCGACGACTCCCTCCCCTTCTAGGAGCAGACCTCGTGATCGTCGATCGAATCCTCGACTACCTCGGCGGGCCGAACCGGCTCGCCGAGATCCCGCCGAACGTCCTCGACGCGGCGGCAGAGCAGTTCCGGCGCTCGCTCGCGAGGAACCTCTCGGCGCAACGCGACCGCACGGGCGAGACCGAGCGGCTCCGTCCGTCGTCCCCGTGGTACTGCCCCCGGCGTGTCTTCTACGGGATGACGGGTGCGAAGCGGGAGGCGTCCTCGGCCCGCTCCTACCTCGCGTTCCTTATGGGCGACACGCTAGAGGCGGTCGTCCTCACGCTCGCGAAGGTCGCGGGCGTCCCCCTCCTGTCGCCCTCCTCGCTCGGCGAGCAGAAGAAGGTCGCGATCGAGATCGGGGGGCAAGAGGTCCGCGGCTCGATCGACGCCTCGATCGAGTATCAGGGCGAGGAGATCCCGATCGACGTCAAGTCGATGAGTTCCTACTCGTTCGACGAGTTCGTGCGGGCGACGCAGGATCCGACCGCCCCGTGGTGGACGTCGGAGCGGTGGGGGTACCTCTCGCAGTTGCGGTTCTACATGAGGGCGCTCGGTCAGGAGCAGCGGCGCAACGTGGACGACGGCGGCAAGCCCCACGCCTCGACCGCCTACGGGATCTTCGTCGCCGTGAACAAGGACACGGGGCACCTTGCGGAAATGTTCGTGCCCTTCGACGGCGCGACGCACCGGATGTTCGACCGCGCCGTCCCCGCGGCGTACAAGGCGGCCGACGAGAAGGTCGAGCCCGCCCGCCCCGAGTGGGCGGTCCTGAACGTGCGGCCCGGCGCGAACTCCCTCCCCGACGGGTCGAAGGGCCCGTGCGAGGAGGTAGGGTTTTGGCGGTGTTCCTACTGCCCCTTCGTGACGACGTGCTTCCCGGGCGTCGGTCTCGTCGCGGTCGGCAAGAAGCCCGCGTGGCGGCGCCCGCTCGTCGCGGGCCCTGCCTGTCAGACGGGGGAGTAGACTCCCCTCTCGTTCGATCTTCACCCCGCGGGCCTCGGCCCGCAACCTACACGGAGACGGCAGTTCATGGCACCGATCATCGTCGGCAGTTCGGAAGGGACGGGCGAGAAGGTTCCCGTCGGGACCACGCTCGCGATCCTCGCCGGGGTCTTCGACCTCGGCGTGCGGATCCACCCGCAGTACGGGCCTCGTCGCGAGGTCTGCCTCTGGTGGGAGACGCAGAAGCGAGACAGCAAGGGGCGTCAGTTCGGCGTCCGCGACGTGGTGGGCGCGAACCTCTCGGAGAAGGGGCACCTTCGTAAGCGGGTCGTCGCCCTGCTCGGGCGCGATCTCACCGAGGAGGAGGCGAAGGGGCTCGACCTCTCCGCCCTCGTCGGCCGGGCGTGCTTCGTCACCCTGACGCCCCCGAAGAAGAACCCGCAGGGGTACCCCTACGTCGAGGGCGCGGTCGCGATCCCCGAGGGGTTC